ATGACTGATGACCTGATGGAGCATCTGGGCCTGTCTCAGCGCCTGCCGACCACTGACGAGATTCAAAGCGCGGCTGAGGCAGCTGTCGCGCTGGCCAACGCGATCGAAGTGGATGGTTGCCTAAAGATCGGTGACCATGGTTCCGTCAAGATCGCTCCTGCTATCGGCGAACTGATCAGCGACCTGCTAGGGCATGTCTCTCGTGGGGAGATGGTCACGATCGTGCCGACCTCAACGATGCTGTCGACTCAACAAGCGGCAGATATGTTGAATGTGTCTCGTCCTTTCCTCAGCCGCCTTCTCAAGGAAGGAAAGATCGGCTTTGTTCAGGTTGGAACCCATCGTCGGGTACCTCTGGAAAAGCTGCTGGCTTATCGCGCCGAGCGCGAGAGGGAGCAGGATGCGGCATTGTCTGAGCTGGCGCGTCTCGGTCAGGAGTGCGATCGGGCTTGAGCTTCCACGCTAACCCATTCTGCGTAGTTCTCGATGCGAACGTCCTTTATCCCTTCAGGGTAAGGGACATTCTGCTCCAGTTTGCTATGGATGGCCTTTTCCGGGCCCGCTGGACTGATACCATTCTCGAGGAGTGGCAACGCACCCTCATCAACAATCGCCCGGAGTTTGAGGCAAGCGTAAGGCAGCAGCTCGAAATCCTGCACTCCCGCTTCCCTGAATCGTTCGTCATAGGTTATGAGCCTCTGATTGGGGCGCTTGAACTCCCTGACGCTGACGACCGGCACGTGCTGGCAGCAGCGATCAAGTGTGGCGCGCAGCATATTGTCACTGAGAACTTACGTGACTTTCCTGCGGATGTTCTAGAGCAGTACGACGTCGAGCCGGTGTCAGCTGACGACTTCTTGCATTCCACCTTCGAACTGTTCCCCTTTGCCGCTCTGCGGTCGCTTCGGACTGTTCGGCTTCGTTACAAAAACCCGTCGTACTCCGCGAGCGCGTTCATCACTGATCTCACCGCCAAGGGAATGCCAAAGCTCGCTGCCACGCTCCGTGACCATATCGAGTTCATCTAGCCAGGCTTTGGGTGAGTTTGGCCTCGTGTTAGTTTCTTGGCCAATCCGTCTGTCATCGCCGGTGACAATGCGACGTAGCGCTCGATCACCTCGGCGGCATGTTTCAGCGACCAGCCCATGTGAGTCGCGATCTCCTTGAGTTCGGCCCCTGCCTCCAGCAGGCGAGTGGCCGCGGTGCCCCGCGCGTCGTAAAGGCGCAGCTCGGGCCTCAGCTTCAAGGTATCCCGCCAGCTGCTGACGGCATCGCCCAGATAGTTCTCGTGCTGGTAGGCGTGACCGCCCTTGTTGACCAGAAACGTGGCCTGACCTGCCGGCGTGTCGGCGATCAATCGCGCCATGCGGGGGGTCACAGGGATGGACGCAAGCCGCCGTCGCTTTCTGGTCCAGACCACGAGGCGCTGGCCGCCCGGTGTCGGATGAAGGTGTGCGGGCCCGAGCTCGACCAGGTCGCCGGGACGCAGGCCTGTTTCGCAGGCGGCAACGAGAATGCGGGAGACGTGGGGCGGTGCACCCTTTTCGAATGCCTCGATCTCTCCCGGCAGCCAGAAGACCTCGGCGCGATTCGATTTGTAGGTGGCCTTCACCTGGCGCAGGTGGTGCTGGCGCAGCATGGCGCGGTCGAGGCCGTAGCCGACGATTCGCTGCAGATGGCGGATGCGGTCATCGCCAACCTTGCCCCCGATCTTGTCGCGCCAGTCCAGCGCCTGCTTGCGGATGCGCGGGTCGTCGAAAGCTGCCACCGGGGCGCCGCCGAACTTGGCGTCGATCCCGTTGGTGGGGTGATAGATCGAGGTGCGCAGGTCTGCCTGGGTGCGGGGCGCCAGCCCTTGGAAGTCGCTGCTGTCCAGGAAAGCCAAGATCACGGCTCGGAACTTGCCCTGCGCAGCTGTGCCGCGCGGGCTCGCGGCCGAGAAGGCCGCGATGTAATCCGGCGAGCCGATGCGAATGCCGCTGTCGCTGCTCCAGAACCTGACTGCGCCCTTGCCGCGTCCGACATAGTGGTATTCGCGGATGCTGCCGTCGGCCAGCCGACTCCGCACTTTGTGGATGCCCTGAAGGTTAACCCGCGTCATCGTCGAACCACCTGTCTACCGCTGACCGGGCCTTTTCGTCCGGAACCGCCTTGGCCGGAAGTATGCGGATCGTGCCCTCGGCTGTCACCTCGATCACGGCAGCCGGATCCACGGCCCGCGCAGCCGAGATGACGCGCTTGATGCGGGCCTCGGTCATGCGGGGGTGAGAACCCATCAGGCTGCCTCCTCAAACTTCCCGGTCTGGTCGCCCCAGGTGGACCAGCCTGCGCGCTGCTTGCGGCTGAACAGCTCCAGCCGCCGCGCCTCGGGCATCAGCTGCTCGGCCGCGGCGAAGGCCTCGTCCGGCTTGCGGCTGTGTTCGCGGACCTTGCCCTCGATCACCGACCGGACGCTGCGGGTGGTGCGGGGATTGCCGCGCGCGCCGATCAGGAAGGGCTCGCCCGCGCAGCGCAGGATGTAGCCGGTGCCGAAGGCGAGCTTGCCCTTGCGGGTGCGCTTGGCCCAATGGCCAGCCGTCTTGAAGGTGAAGCCCCAGGCGTCCAGCACGGCGAAGGCCTGCGGCAGCATCGGGTTCGTGGCCCAGAGCCACAGCAGGCAGTCGTCGGCTGCCAGCACGCTGACCGGCAGCGACGCCACCCAGCCGAGCGGCTGGCAGCTGTACTGCCCGCCGGCGCCCTTGGCCGTGACGCCCTTGTCGCTGCGGACCGCAAAGGACCAGGGCGGGTCCGCCATGATCAGCCCGAAGCCGCCGGCCGGGCGCAGGTCGAAGAACTGCTGCAGGATGGTCATCCGTCCACCTCAAGCGGTAGGCGTTCGGTCCGCATCATCTGCAGCGCGCTGGTCGGGGTTACGGCGAAAGCACGGCGGCTGCCGATCTCGACATCCTCGTCATCCCAGTCGCTGATCAGGTCCTGCGCCTTGATGTCGGCCGCATGGTCGATCGCCGCAGCCTCATCCTCGGCGGCGATGATCAGGGTGGCGGTGCCACTGCGCGTAACAGTGACATCGACCGTCACGCGGAACAGCTTGTAGTCCTCGGGCACGTCCAGCGGCAGGCGCAGCCCTGCGGCCGCCAGCGCCTCGGCCGCACGTCCGAAGCCGGGTAGGTTGGCAAGGGCGTGAAGGTCGACCTGAGCGGCAGGGGTCATTGCCAGCCCCCTTGCCCAGGCGGCGGGTCCTGCGGCTCGTTCCAGCGATCGAGCGTTTCCTGCATAGCGACCTTCACCTCGGCGCGGGCAGTGTTGCTGATGTACTGTGAGCGGTTCCCGCCCCAAGTGTAGAGGGAGAACGGCACCCGCTGGCCCGCCGCCGCCGTCAGTTCCTTGTCGATCAGACGGGCAATCTTCTGAAGGCGCCGTGCGATGGCAACCTGCTGTTCATAGGTAAGGCTGGTCATGGCGTGGCCTCTCCGATCCGGATCGTTACGGGCGCGACACGCTCGCCTTCCTCGGGCAAGGCGTGGTCCACCGCATCCTGCTGGTCAGCGAAGGCCATCAGGTAGGCCGAGAACTCGGCGATCTTGCCGTCGGCGCCGAGCACGGCCCAAGCCTGAACCTCGGTCGCGGGTGCGTCGGGGGCTGGGCTGGTCATGATGCCCCCCGTGCCGTTGCGGCCATGCGGCGCAGTTCGGTCACTGCGTCCTCGATGGCAAGGCCCGCCTTCAGGCTTTCGGCGACTTGGTCCACGCGGGACAGCAGGGTCAGGTGATCCGCCGTCAGCCGCGCGACCTGCGCATAGACGAAAGGCACCCCGAGATCGGGCACGACCGTCATGGCGCATCCTCCATCTGGCTCAGCGCCGTGCGGGCCTTGTGCAGCCAGGCCGAGATCATGTTGGCCACGCCGCTGGTGCAGCTGACCGAGATCCCGTGCAGCCGCATCCGTTCGGGCGTGGCGCCCAGGGTGACGCGTGCCCCATGTTCGCGGCGCAGGTAGCCGACCAGCTCCTCGGCCGCGGTCTGGCGCGCCTGGTGCCGGGCGTACCAGCCATGCCCGCTGGTCGGGGCGGTGGCGGGCGGCAGCTTGGCCAAGCGGGCGGCAATCTCGTCGATCGCGGCGCGCAGGACGTCGGCGGCGGGCGGGGGTGAAATCCTTTTCTGGCGCGTCATCACAGCCCCCATGCCAAGGCGGCTGCGACAACGATCGCCAGCCCGACGATAGCGCCCAGCACATAGGCGATCACCACATAGGCATCGTCGTCGTCGTGCATCCCGTATATCGGCCTACGCAGCGCGTGGCGGTCGAAGTCGTCCCGCGCCTCGTTGTCGCCCACGGCATGGACCGGAATGCCCGGGTCGTCAGGTTGGCGGGGGTGATCGTGACGGTAGGTCATGCCGCGATCCTTTCCGACCAAGCGCCCCGGCGTTCCGAGCCCTCGAACCGGGCTGTAGGCGGTGCGGCTGGCTCATCGGCACAGATGCCACATTCCGCAGCCTTCAACCGATCGAAATTATGATCCAGTTTGTCTGCGTCGAGGCGCGTGGAGTAAGCGAAATGCGGAGCTGCCCATAAAGGCAGATAGTAGAAGGGGTTAAGAGTATGGGCGAGGTGACGGGTGCGGTGGAAGAGAGGCTGCAGCAGATTGAGCGGCGGCTCGATTGCCTCGAAAAGATGCTTCGCACCACGCCCCTTGCTGAGCCGAGCCGGCATGACGCCGTCAGGCTTGCTGACGCTCTTTCGCGTTTGATGCTGAGCTTTCAGGACGCATTGCAGGCGAGCCATTGTCATCCTGAAGGGGGGCAGGGATCTGACGAGCTTGCCCGCAGCTTCGCAGAACTGGACGAGATCATGATGCGGATCTTCAATCGAGACGCAGGTCGCGTCCACTGACGCTGCCCCGTCGCTGACCTGTCCGGCAGCCAGCGGGCGCATTTGAGGCGACTTGGAGCTTAGCTCCTGAAGGGCGGTCATGATCATGCCACCGTCCTCCCGCCCGTGGCCGCACTGGCGCGGCGGTGGCGCAGGTCGGCGCCGGCGACAAGCCAGGCGACGTGGCGGTGCAGCTCGGGCGCGTCCAGCGCGGCGCGCGGGTCGCGGATCAGGTCGCGTGCTTCGGCGACTGTGGCGGGTTCGGCCTTGGCGGTGCGGTCCGCTTCGGCCACCAGCGCTGCCGGGTAGAGGACGTCATACAGCTCCGGTTGCGGTTCGATCTGGAAGACGCCGGCGTTGGCCGACGGCTGAGTGGGTTCGCTCGCCAGCACATCCGGGGGAAGATCAAGGAGGCTGCGCACCCGAACGATGCGGGAGTACAGCGGACGCAGGATCATGGCGATGTGGCGCGGGGCGGGGTGAACGGCAGGCGCCCGGGGCGGGGTCGTCGTGGGGGTGTCCATCTGGACCTCCATCGAGTTGCAGGGGCCGGAGAGTCAGCGAGGGCTGCGCCTCCGGGATACTACCGGAGGCGGCATGTCGCTCCGGAGTAAGAAGGACTATCTGCGGTAAATATACCGTAGTCAATAGAGAAGCGGTTTAATTACCGCGAAAGCTGTTGCCCGCTGATTCGGACGTGCTACAAGGGCAGGGCGGGCGACAGCAAAAAGCCCGCCAGTGAGGGCGGGCGAAGGGATGAAGCCGTGGATACTCGTCAGCGTGATCTGAAGCTTGCGTTGTTCTTCAGCGGCCTCTCATTGGTTCTGGCTGTGACCTCCCTAGCGCTGGCGATGCGGTCGATCTGGGGTCAGTGCTTCTGACCGTCGGCCCATTCCCAGATGAACTCCACGTCAGACACGCGCGTCACGCCCTTCGTCAGCAGGGTAACCATGTTGCTGTCGCCAGGAGTAAAGCCATGCGCACTCCTTTGAGATCCTGCTGGCCCGAGTGCCCGGAGAAAGTTGGTTTCGCGGGCTTCAGGAAGGTGTGCTTTCAACTTGGATTCTCCCCAAGCACTACTTTCCTCATAAGCGTCTTCTAATACGAGGACGGCCCGATGTTTCTTGCTGACGCGGGCGCCGGTCACCCTGGCCGCGACTGGCTCAAGGTTGCGAAAGATGAAAGTTTGGGCGTCCCACCCTGCGGGCCCTTCTCCTATCCGGTAATGCGAGAGTTCAACAACGAGGTCCTTGCGCTTCATGCGCTTGCTGTCGTTCTGCGCTAGGCGCCACGTAAACGCCGCGCTTACCGCGGCACCAATAGCACTGGCTGCGGACACAACTAGCGCCAAACGCGCTTCAGTCCACCATTCACTCATTGTCCTCAGCCTGCACCGCCAGCGCGTCCAGCATCTGCGCCGCGACTACGTCGCCCTTCTGCTCACGCTCCGCCGCAGTCTTGCGCAGCCACTGTCCTAGCTCGCTCACGCTGATCTTGCCCGGGTTCTCCGCTGCCACGCACAGCACGGCGAACACCTCGTCCAGCGCCGCCTCCAACTGATCGGGGTCTCGGATGGTGGAGGTCATGTGTGATCGACGTTGTACAGCAACCTGTCTTTCCGGTCAGGTAGACATGCGGTTGAAGGTTCTGGTCTTGTTCTCGTATTGCGCGAGGGAGGATTCGAGATGACAGATGATGAAACGGCTGCCGCATTTGCCATGCTGGACTGCAACGGGAAGGCGGCCGTCCGCTTCATTGTTCTGCGTCTCGCTGGCTGTCCAGCAACCCTTGGATCAGCGCCTGAACGGCGGCCTTATGCGCCGGCGAAAGAAGGTGATACTGAGGAGGTAGGCTGTCTGCCTGGTCGCCCTCACCTGTAAGGAGCCAACTCGGGCTAACCCCTAAGGCGTTAGCGACAGCATATATCTTTGGGGTGGTCGCGCCCCCATTCTTTCCTGCCTCGACCGCCCGCCGCCAGTTTCGGATAGTGTCGGTTGACCCGGTAGCCGTCATGGAGACGCTACGATCTGACAGCTTCCCACCCGCGGCATTGTCCGCAGCTATCACAGCATCGATCCGTTCAACTACATCAGCAAGTTTCATAGCGGGGAAAATACCGCACAAGAGACTGGCGGGGCAGCGGTAAACGAACCGTTGACAATGCGGTAATGTAACCGCATATAGGGCGCATGGACATTCATGCACTTCTTGAACGCGCCGACGCCTACAAGGCTGCAGCTGGGATCGCTGACGACACGACGGTCTCTTATCGCGTGTTCTCCGACACCAAGAAGCTGGCAGCTTTGCGTCAAGGCGCGGACATAACTGTTCGCCGCTTCAACGCAGCCATGGCCTGGTTCGATGAGAATTGGCCCGCCCGGTCGGAAGGATCGTAGCGATGATTGCGGCTGCGTCGACCAGTGCGACTTGCGTTGATGTCCTTCCGTCACCTCAGCCTCTCTTTTCCTTCAACCACCAACCTCTGAGCCCCAACATGACCCCGCTTCCTCTGACCCCGCGTGACCGGGTTAGCCCCGCGCGTCCGCAAATGTCCTTTCCTCCCTCTGGCGGCCGTGGCCGTTCCCGTGCTGCGGCCCGCCGGGCCCATGCCTGGGTGGGCATGCCCGCCCGCCGCCGCGACGAGTTCCTGACCAGCTGGTCGCGGTTGATGATCGCCAGCTTCGGATCGGTGAGTGAGTGCGCCGAATGGGCGGGCGTCAGTGAGCCCTGCGTTCGCAACTGGCTTGAAGGCTTTCACCGTCCCTGTGGCGACATCGTGGCTCAGGCCGCGCTGACGTTGCCCGACTTCGCCCGGATCATCGGGGAAGGGTGATGCGAGATCAGGTCGCCTCGGGGCGCGGGAAGGGTGGGGGCGCAGTCCCTGGCCGAAACCCCGCCACGGTTTCGGAGCGCCCCGAGGTGGGTCGAAGCGAAGCCGAGACCGTGGAACCTGCGGCTGGCCCGGCCGAGAGCTGCCTTTCGGCGGCGGGGCACCCCTGCAATCCAACGGAGGACCGCGCTGATGGCCACCCGTGAACTGATTCCGCTGCTCGGGGTGCGATGCGTTCGCCGGTTCGAGCCGGATACCGAGGGCATTCTTGCCCGCCTAATCAAGGAGAGCACGATGGACGAAGGCACTGCAAAATTCATGTTCAGCATGGGCGACCGTGTACAGATGGCGGAGAGCACCGAGGTCGGCACCGTCGTCGGCAGGGCTGAGTATCAGGCCAGCGAGAACCACTATTTCGTCCGCTACCGCGCCGGCGACGGCCGCCAGACCGAGTGCTGGTGGGGCGAGTCCGCGCTGGCCGCCGCCGAAGACTGATCCTGCCTGCGCCGGGCGCGGGGCAGCTGCCGCCCCGCCGCGCATCTTCCACCCCCATCCGTCCCGGTTCGCCGGTGCGGGTCCAGCCGCGGGGGCGGTGCCGTCTCCTCCTCCCTCCCCCGGATCGCCCCCGCGGCACAGGCCAGAAGGTTTTCGCCCATGACGACCCCCGCCAAGCTGTCCCTGCACGACCACGCGCTGATCCACGCGCTGCACGTCCTGGCGCTGGCGCCGTGGGACATGGCCGAGGGCGAACAGCAGATGGTGCGGTCGATCCTGCGCGACGTCCTGGACGGCGCGGACCGGCGCAACCCGCTGCTGGCGCCGCTGGCCGATCAGGCCGACCGCATCCTGCGTACCCGCGGGCCGATCGTGTCACTGCAGCACGAGTGCCGCGCGGCCTGCCACCAGTTCAACCGCCTGCGGCTGGCCGCCGCTTGGGCGAACATCAACGGAGAAGGCCGATGACCGACCTGACCATCCGCCTGGACCAGCTGGACGCGCTGGCAGGCCTGCTGCCCGACGCCACGCCGCCGCGCACGGTGGCCGATATCGCCCGCTGGGGCGTCGAGATGCGGCCTGCGGTGTCCGAAGGGCCCGTAGCTGTCACCCTCTCGTCCGAGATGGACGACAGCAAGCTGGCCGAGCATCTGGCATGGCTGACCGAGCGCGCGGTCCATGGTCCGGCGGGCAGACCGGCCATGCTCGCCGAAGACGCTGCCCCGCTAGCTGATGCAGAGGCACCGTCGCCAGCAGCTGAGGGGGCTCGTCTGTCGTCCGAGCGTTCGAAGGCGGAAGAAGGCAGCGCGCCCCGCGCTCGCCATCTTCCGGGTGACGTCACGGAATGGACCGACGACGAAAAGCAGCTGCTCGAGCGCATGTGGACCGAGGGCGCCTCGCTTGCCGAGATATCGTCCGCGCTGCCGGGCCGCACTGTGCGCAGCGTCGGAGAAAAGCGCCGGAAGATCGGCCTGCCCGCGCGCGCAACGTCGGCGGTGGCGCGGCGAGAGGCGGCAGCTGCTCCGGCCGCCGACGCGCTTTTGCCGCCGGAAGCCGCCTCGCATGAGATGTCGGAGGAGGCGGCGCCTGCCGCCACCGTGGCCGCACCGGCTGCAGCCTCCCCGGCAGCCACCTTGCCTGCCGCGCCCATGGTTAAAGAGCCGGTTGCCCTGACGTCGGCAATGCCCACGGCGCGCCCGAAGGCAGCGAAGCCGGTCTCCGGAGTGGACGCGATCCTGGAAGCCTTGGCCGAGCTGGACGACAGCTTCGAGGCCGACGATGACAAGCTGCTGGTCGAGCAGCGCTATGTCGGTGCTGGGTTCCCCGGGATCGCCGAAGAACTGGGATGTGACGAAGAAACGGCCAAGGCCCGCTGGCGCGCGATCCTCAAGTGCCGCGTGCAGAACAAGGGCGGCATCCTGACCCAGAAAGGCTGGGCCGACCTGCGCGCCGCGGTCACCCGCCGCGCCGCAGACGCGGTGGGGGGCTGAGCCGTGGCATCAAGCACCAGATGTGAGGATGAAGGGCGCACTCCTCTCGAAAACCATCTTAGTCGTGAAAATGCGATGCTGCGCCGTCGCCTTGATATTCTCGATGCCGACGTCCGATTGCTCGCCCGTTCGTTGCACCGGGTGAGAAAGCGGCTCGAAGATCTGTCGCAAGCAGAGGGGATCAGTCGGTGATCATCCGCCTCTCAAGCTTGAAGATAAGATCTTCCAGCGGTTCCATTTCGTCTTCTATGTCGTCGTCGGTGATGTTGGCCGCGGGATCCGCCTCGCGCCGCATGCGCATGAAAGCTCGTTCCTTCTCTGCGGCTTCGCGCATGTCTGCGATGACGATTTGGCGCATGCCCGGGAACTTGTCGTCGATTGTGTCCAGAACGGCGAGAAGGGCTACCTGCAGTGCGGCGGTGACGCGCCTGTGGTCTTGGTGCAGTCCGTACATATTTTCGATATCGTCGGCTATTTCGCTCGTCGCGTCTTCGCTTGGTTTGGTTTCCATCCCGCTTGGTCCTTTTCGTCGTGGGGTGGTTATGGGCACCGGGGCGCAATCCCGGTGCCCAGCATTAAACGGTTTCTTCAGAACAGCGGTAGGCAGCCGTGGAACGGGCGGCCGGCCATGATGCGCGAAGACGCCCGTGTTGCCGAGGCCCATGCGCTTCCCATCGCCGAGGTGGTAGACCGCCTCGGGCTGCAGGGCCTGAACCGTACCGGCGGCGAGCTGGTCGGCCCGTGCCCCCAGTGCGGCGGCACAGACCGCTTCGGCGTCAACCTGCAGCGCGGCGTGTTCCAGTGCCGCAAGGACTGCGGCGCGAACTGCAAGGGCGACCAGATCGCCCTGGTTCAGTTCGTCCTGAACAAGAGCTTCCCAGAGGCGCTGGAATGGCTGGTCGGCCCGCGGGAGGAACTGTCCTCGGCCGAGCGCCGCGAGATCGAGCGCAAGGCCGAGGCGAACCGCCGCGCCCGTGCCGAGGCCGAGGCCCGCATGCGCCGCGAGTCGATCGCGGCCGCCCGGGACATCTGGTCACGCTCGACCGATGCCGAGGGCTCGCTGGTGCGCGACTACCTGGCGCACCGGGCCATCACCGGGCAGCTGCTACCCGCGATGCCCCGCTGCCTGCGGTTCATGGCCGACTGCCCCTATACGGTGCCCGATGAAGACCAGCGCGGCCGCTGGCGCATCGTCCATCGCGGTCCTGCGATGATCGCGGCCGTGCAGGGACCTCAGGGCGACCTGACGGCGGTCCATCGCACGTGGATCGATCTCGGCCAGCCGTCCGGCAAGGCGGTGATCGTGGACCCGCTGGGGCGGCGCGCCGACCTGCCCGCGAAGAAGGTGCTTGGGTCAAAGAAGGGCGGCGCGATCCGCCTGAGCAGCCCGATGAACGCCACCACGCTGGTAATGGGCGAGGGGATCGAGACGACGCTGTCGGGGCGGATCTCCGAGCATCACCGGTCCGTCTCGGCCTTCTGGGCAGGGGTGGACCTCGGCAACATGGCCGGCCGGCGGAAGCTCGGCGAGGGCCTGAAATACGCCGGCATCCCTGATCTCGACGATGACGAGGCCTTCGTGCCCCCGGTGCAGATCACCCGGCTGATCTTCATCCAGGACGGGGACAGCGATCCGAAGCTGACCCGCGCCAAGCTCGAGGCCGGGCTGCGCCGGGCCATGATCAAGCGCCCCGGCCTGACCAGCGAGATCGTCTATGCCGGCAGCGGCCGCGACCTGAACGACGTGCTGCGGGGCGGCCGATGAGCGAATACGAAGACCTTGGTCCGAACCGCGCCAGCGAAATCATGGCGCAAGGCGAGCCGGTCGATCTGCCGGAGGGCCTTGCTCCGGCCGAGCCAACCGCGCCTCAGGATGCAGACGAAAAATCGGCATGGGGCGGCGATGATGCTTTCCCCGGGGACGATCTTCCACCCCCTGCACCCCCTGCAGAGGGTGAGCCTGACGATCCTGCGAGGGACTGCGCGGCCTATCCGCTGAACGATATGGGCAATGGCAAGCGCTACGTCTGCCACTTCGGCGAGGACGTGAAGCTTGTTCCGCGGATCGGATGGCACGTGTGGAACGGCGCGATCTGGCAGCATGACCCCGACGAGATCGAAGTCAGGCGACGTGCCCAGGAACTCGGAGGGCTGATCGAGCGCGAGATCCCGCATGTCGTGCTCGAGGACTGGCAGATGAAGACCCTCGCGGACGGTCAGGCGCTCAAGCGCCGCGCCCGCGAGTTGGAACGCGCCCTGGAGGCGGGCGGCCCCGCGGCCGATGCGGCCCGAGATGAGCTGGCGCGGATCGATGGTCCGCTGAGCCGGCTGCGCGGGGTGGAAAAGATCCTGAACTCGGTCCGGAAGGATCACCATGGCTGGGCCAAGACCAGCGGCAACTCCGGCCGGATCGACGCGGCTCTGAAGGAAGCGACCGTCAGCCTTGCGATCAAGCACGACGCGCTGGATGCCTCACCCCTCGACATATGCTGTCAGAACGGCGTCCTGCGGTTCGGGGTCGACAAGGGCAATCCGGCCGAAGGCGACTTCGGCGCCGGCGCGTCGGTGGAGCTGGTGGCGCATGATCGCGGCCAGCTGATGACCAAGCAGATGCCGGTGGTCTATGACCCGGATGCCCGTGCGCCGAAGTTCGAGGCCTTCCTGAGGCGCATCCTGCCTGATCCCGAGATCCGCGGCTTCATCCAACGCTGGTTCGGCCTGTCCATGACGGGCCTGACGGGCGAGCAGAAGCTGGTCTTCCTTTACGGCCTTGGTGCCAACGGCAAGTCCGTCCTGGTGGACCTGATCGCCAAGATCCTCGGCGACTACTCGGCCACTGCCAAGATCGAGACCCTGACAGGGCAGGGCAAGCGCGATGGCGCGGCGCCCACGCCGGACCTGATCCCGCTGATGCGAGCCCGCCTGGTGCGGGCGTCCGAGCCCGAAGAAGGCGAGCGCTTCCGCGAGGCGTTGATCAAGGAATTGACCGGGGGCGAGCCGATCAACGTGCGGCCGAACTACGGCGAGTTCATCGCGGTGCTGCCGGTCTTCAAGCTGACGATCCAGGGCAACCACAAGCCCGAGATCCGGGGGCGAGACGACGGCATCTGGCGGCGTTTCCTGCTGGTGCCCTTCGACGTGACGATTCCTGCGTCCGAGCGAGATCCCGATCTGGGTGCCAAGCTCTTCGAGGAGCGCTCCGGCATCCTGAACTGGCTGGTCGACGGGCTTCTGGCCTACCTGGAAGGGGGCTTGCGCGAGCCGGCGGCCGTGATGTCGGCCACGCAGGAGTACCGCGAGGAGAGTGACCCCCTCGGCCACTTCCTCGAGAGTGCCTGCGTCGTCAGCGGACAGCCCGAGGACAGCGAGTTCGTGCGGGATCTGGTTCAGGCCTTCCAGTTCTGGCAGGACGAGCAGGGCGGGGCTGTCTGGCAGCCTGGGACTGTCCAGCGGCAGTTGAAGGACAAGATGCGCCGCTGGGTGAGCCCGACGACGGGCAAGAAGTTCACCGAGCGCAAGTCGAATGGCGTCATGCGCTACGACGGCATCCGCTTCACCGACGTCTTCGGACCGCGCTTCCGCGCTGCGCCGCGCGACAGCCAGGGACGTCCGATCGCCGGCAAGACGAGCGAGGGAGGTGGCTTCGGTGGTTACTGAACCCCGCACCCCTGTCTCTGATCTGCGATCAGGGATGATCCTGCCTCCCTCCGGGGAGAACAGGGAGCCTGAACTTCCCCCGCTTTCTGCCACAAAAACAAGGGGCGCGGGGCCGCAGGGAGTGCAGGGAGTCAAATCCGCCCCTTCGCATACGCGCGATATGAAGGGGCTTGGGGCTGACGGGTTCTCTTATGCGTAAGGGGACGTTTTGCCTCCCTGTACTCCCCGCCTTCACCTTCCTCATTGATATGCCTCAACAATCCACCTCTTACAGCCCTCCCTGTTACCTCCCTAACCTTCCCCCCTTTCCTCCCTTCCTCCCTGAAAAGAACAGCGAAAAGACAACAGGTGGTGTACTCGTGAAGCAGGAACGCAATATCTTGAGCATGAGGGTTGAGGATCAGCGGCCGCGCCACGCCGAGTTCCTGGAAGCCGAACGGCAGCGGATGGCCCGGGTCGCCGCTGCTGCCCGTCTGGTCTCGGGCGCGACGGTTCCTGCCCAGTGCGGCGGCCGGATCATCCCCGCGCCGGGGCGCGGCCCCTTCCGGGTCGAGCCGCAGGCCGAGATGGTGCCGAACGGTACGGACGCGCGCGGGCAGGACAAGTGGGCCGAGAAGGAAGGCGGCTTCGCCGGCTGGAACCCCGTCCGTCAGATGGACGTGTTCGACCTGATGGAAGCGTCGGCGCGCCGGCGGGATGAGGATGTGCCCTTCACGCCGGCGCAGGTCGCTGTCGCCCGGCACTACCGCGCCCTGGTCGAGCGGCATGACGCCGGAGGCATCAAGTGCTCGGCGCTGGACGGGCGGACGTCGGGCGGCACCGGCCGGGACTTCATGGACGCCTACCTGTCGGAAGGGCGCGAGATCGACGCCATCCGGCGCCGCATCGGCACGGGTGCTGCCATGGTAGTCCGGCGCATCCGTCCCTCGGCCCGGGGCGAGGCCGCCCGGGCCACGATCCTCGATCGCGCGCTGGTGGACATGGTCTGCCTGGGCGACCGCTCCCTGTCCGATGTCCTGCGGGCGCATGGGTGGGCGGCCAAGGGCCAGACCCGCGATGCGCTGCGAGAGGCGCTGAGCGCGGCGCTGGACCGCATGATCGGACATCGGGGAGAAAAAACCTCTTGACCGCTTAGGTCCGTCCGTGAGAGGAGAATCACTAATATCTATCGGTGCGCCCGGCGGGATCATGTCCCCCGGGCGCACTGCGTTTCAGGATCAGGTGTGTAGCCGGCAGTCCCTTCGCTGATGCGGGGGCAGCTATCCCGTGGCAGCCTTTTGATCGGCAAGGGCGACCGGCCCGCCTGCCACGGCCCACATACCAGCGGAAGCCATCGTGCCGCGATGTGTTGAACTGCGGTCCGGTGCCGCGGCGCAGGGTTGCCCGGTGACCAGCGGGTTGGGAGACCCGCACTCGCGAGCGAGCGCGACTGGAGGGCGGCTGAGATCGGTCAGGCCGCGCGGCGGCGCCGGGGTCGAGCCCCACTGCCACAGGCCGGGGGCATTTGGGTCCTTCCGAGCCCCCGGAGCTATACGGGGCCGCGAGGCGCGATGGTTTCGTCTCGGTTAACGATTGAAAAAGCCTTAACGGAGTTGCCCTGGAGTTGGTAAGGAGATGGCTGGTCTGAACACCACGGAGCTTGCGGCACGGCTGGCCGTGTCGAAGGCGCGGGTCAGCCAGTATGTCAGCGAGGGCAAGCTGGACGGCTGCTACGTCGGCGAAGGCCGCGCGCGCCGCTTCGATCTTGACAAGGTGGCGCATGCCCTGGGGCGCAACCTGCATCCGGGGCAGATGCTGGGGAACGGTTCAGCCACACGCGAGGCACTGCGCCAGATCAGCAGCGATGAACCCCCTGCCGCCGCGCCGCGATCCAAGTTCGACGGACAGCTGCCGGCGAGCGACTCTGATCGCTATGAGCTGGCGCGCACGCTCAAGGCCGAGGAAGAGGCGCGCCGCCTGCACCGCCAGAACAGGGCGGAAGAGGGGACCTGGGTGCTGGCCGAGGAGGTCGAGCGCCGCACCGCCCGCGCCATGGCGCAGGAGATCGCCCAGTTCGAGACAATGCTACGTGATGGCGCCCGGTCCGTCGCCGACGCCTTCGGCGTGGATGCCCGGGCAGTTCGCAAGGTCCTGATGGACCAGTGGCGGGTCTATCGCGCGCAACGATCGGCCGAGGTGACCGCCCAAGCGGGCGCGACGCCCATGACGCCAGACGAGGAGGGGGCGAACGTCTGATGGGTTTCCTGGCATCGGCCGAGGCCGCCATTCTGCGGGGCCTTGCGTCGGCCATGGTGCCACCGCCGCCGCCGGACATCACGCGCTGGTGTGAGGAGAACATCGTCTTCGACGAGCGGTCGCCGATACCGGGGCCGTTCCGCATCGAGCGCTTCCCGTTCCTGCGGGAGATCCACGAGGTGCTGAGCCCAGAGCATCCGGCCCGCGAGGTCACGGTCCGCGGCAGCGCCCAGTGGGGCAAGACGGTGTCTCTGCTGAACCCAACCGTGGCCGCCTGGCACGAATACGGGCCGCTCGACAGCCTGGTGGTGCACCCGACCACCTCGTCGGCGACCGAATGGGTGCGCAACAAGTGGATGCCGATGCGCCGGCAGGCCGCGAGCCTGCGGGACATCTTCGGCGAGGGGCGTGGGGAGCAGACCGACACGCTCTTCAACCAGGAGACCATCCGGCGGGACGGCTCACTCAAGGTGGTCAGCGCGGGCTCGCCCGATGACCTGGCGGGGACCACCCGCCGGCTGGTGATCATGGACGATGCGGCAAAGTTCGAGATGACGCCGAAGGGAGATCCCGAGCAGCTTGCGGCGAGCCGGGCCTCCGGTTTCGAGGATGCCAAGATCGTCCGCATCTCGACGCCCCAGATCGTCGGCACCTGCCGGATCACCCGGGCGTTCGCGCGCAGCGACCAGAGGTTCTACCACGTGCCATGCCCGCACTGCGGCAACATGGCGCCGCTGACCTGGGAGAACTTCCGGCGCAACATCGAGCCGGAGCGGCTGCATGCGGCGCATTTCACCTGCGAGGCCTGCGGCTGCCTCATCACCCACAGCCACAAGGCTGCGATGGTGGCAGCGGGGAAATGGGTTCCCAGCAACCCGCGTGGGGACCACCCGGGGTTCCACCTGTGGCGGGCCTACGTGCCGCAGCGGGACTGGGCCTCGATCGCCGTCGAATACGCCCAGGTAATGGGCTGGACCGGCCTGACGGTCCAGCAGGCCACGGAGGAGGCGATCCGGAGCCAGGTCGAGCAGGCGACCGAGCAGACCTTCTGGAACGACGTCCTGGGCCTGCCCTTCGAGATGGCGTCGAAAGGGCCGGACTGGGAAGCGCTGCGCGACCGCGTCGAAAACGCCGAGCCGGGGCAGTTCCTGTCACGCGGCGTCGTTCCCGCATGCGGCGTCCTGCTGACGGCCGGGGTCGACTGTCAGCTCGACCGCATCGAGGTCAGCGTGGTGGCATTCGGGCGCGACTACCGCCGTTGGGTCGTGGATCATATCGTGATTCCGCACCACATCAGCGACGATGATGGACGGCAGGCGCTGGATGCGCTGCTGAAGGCAACCTGGCGGACGTCACTCGGCCTGCGTCTGCCGCTCGACATGATGGCGGTGGACGAAGGCTCCTATACCGAGGATGTGCGCTCCTGGGCCAAGCGGCACCCGTGGACACGGGTCATCCTGATCAAGGGCTCATCCTCCGCCAACGGCCCGATCCTCCGGCCGCAGTCGGAGCGCAAGACCAACGGCCAGCAGATCAGGCGCCAGAAGCGCAGCTGGATGCTGAACGTCAGCCAGATCAAGGCCGACTTCTACGGCTGGTTGCTGAAGGACGATCCTGCCGAGCGTGGCTATGTCGCCTTCGCCATCGGCCTTGGGGACGAGTACTACCGGCAGATAACTGCAGAGGTCCGGGTTCTGAAGCGCGCCAGTTCCGGGGTGATGGTGTCACGGTGGGAGCTGGTCGAACCGAGCCGGCGCAACGAGTGCCTGGACACGATGAACTATGCCGAGGCAGCCGCTCGCAAGAAGGGCTGGAGCGCGATGACCTGGGAGCAGTGGGACCAGCTCGAGGCCGAGCGCGGCGTGGCGCCGCCTGAAGATCAGGGAGACCTGTTCGATGCGGTGTTGCCCGCAGTCCCGCTATCCGTGCGGGCTGCCCCGCAGGAACCTTCGACCGCCCCCGACCAGGGAAGAGCCGATCCCGACCCGGGAAAGCTGGTCAAGGGCGGCTGGCTCGGCGACCGTAAAAAGAAGTGGATCTGATGGCCATGACCTATGATGAGGAAGTGGAACTGCGGGCCGCCATTCCGGCCCTGCGCCTGGCCATCGTCAGCGGCACGACGCGCGTGACCTATGATGGCAAGACCGTCGAATACCGTTCAATCAGCGAGATGCGCGCGGCCCTGCGGTTCGCCGAGGACACGCTTGCGGGGCCTGACGCGGTGTCGCGCCGGCCATCCTTTGCCACCACACGCTTCTCGCGCGGGCTCTGATGGAGGTCCGGCTCAACCTTTTTGACCGCGCACTTGCGGCGGTTGCCCCGCGCGTCGCGGCGAAGCGATATGCCGCGCGGGTGTCGCTGGCCAACCTGTCCCGAGCCTATGAAGGCGCGTCAGGCAGCCGGGCGACGGCAGGCTGGCGCACCACGGCCGCGTCCTCGGATGCGATCATCGCGTCGGACGGGGCGACGCTGCGGGAACGGTCGCGCGATCTGGCCCGCAACAACCCTTATGCGGCAAAGGCGCTGCAGGTGCTGGTGAACGCGAGCGTCGGCTACGGGATCCGGCCCCGTGCCAAGGGGCAGAACAAGCGGGTGGCCGATCGACTGAATGTCCTCTGGGAGCAGTGGGCGGCCGTCTGCGATGCCGACGGTCATACGAACTTCGATGGGGTGCTGGGGCTTGTCGTCCGGCAGATGTTCGAGGGCGGTGACGGGTTCCTGATCCGGCGCTGGCGGCCGGCGTCTGCGGGTCTGCCGCTTCCGTTTCAGCTCGAGGTCCGCGAGGCCGAGCACCTGGACGAGGCGCGGGTTTCCTACGGGCCACAAGACCGCATCAACCAGGGCATCGAGTACGACGCCGGCGGACGGCGGGTGGCCTACTGGATGCACCAGGAGCACCCCGGCGACACCCACCGCTCGGTGATGGTCGGCTGGGGGTCGAAGCGCATCCCGGCCAGCGAGGTGGCGCATCTGTTCGAGCGACAGCGGACGCAAAGCCGCGGCGTGCCGTGGGGTGCGCCGGCGATGATCGCAATCCGCGACCTGGACGACTGGATGCTGGCCGAGCGGGTGCGGAAGAAAACCGAAGCCTGCATGGTGGGCGTCCTTATCGGCGAGGACACCGAAACCACCAGCGCAAAGCCCGGGATGCTGGGTGTCGATGGTCGGCCAGTCGAGGGCTTTGAACCCGGAATGCTGGCCTATGCCAGCGGCGCCCGGGACGTGAAGTTCAACCAGCCGGCAGCGACCGCTGGCGTCTACGAGTGGAACTCGGTGCAGGGTCACGCCATCGCGGCGGGCTACCGGGTGCCGTACGAGCTGCTCACGGGCGACCTGAAGCAGGTGAACTTCAGCAGCTCGCGCGTCGGCATGAACGAGTTCCGCAGCATGATCGAGGTGCTGCGCTGGCAGACGATCATCCCCATGGCCTGCGAGCGCGTCTGGTCGTGGTTCTGCGAGGCGGCCTACATCGTGGGCATCATCCCGACGCCCCATGTGCCGGTCGAGTGGGATCCGCCCGCCTTCCCGTCGGTCAACCCGCTGCAGGATGCGCAGGCTGACCTGCTGGAGGTACGGGCGGGCTTTGCCTCGCTGCCGCAGATGATCGCCAAGCGGGGCTATTCACCGGATGCGGTAGCGACCGAGCAGGCCGAGTTCCTGGCGAAGGCCGCGGCGCTCGGGCTGATCTACGATTCCGACCCTGCGAAGGTGTCGAAGGGCGGGCAGGCGCAGCAGACGGACGCGCCCGGCCCCGCGGCAGCTGGAGCGGGTCAGCAATGATGCGGAGAAACGAGCTTTTGCAAATTGTCGGAATGGACGCCGAACGCTTCAACGTCCTGCGTCGGCGGGGGCAACTGCCGTTTGATCGGAAGAATGGCCGTAGCTGGCAGCAATTCACACTAGAGGATGCTTTTCGGCTTCGGCTTATGCAGGCTTTTTTGAGTGCGGGGGTTCGGGTGCTGGCAGCTCGGGATCTAGCGGCGACTACGGCAGTGGATTTCGAGGCGCTTGAAGGCCCAGTGGAAGACGTCATGGCTGGTATAATCGGGTATCCGGCTGAAGGCGAAGAGAACGAATATTATCCCTTCTCCGGTCCTGTCGCGGGGTTTCCCAAAAAGCCCTCATTACTGATTGCCGTCAATGCGACAGAGATTGCGCGGGTTTGCCTTCGCAGGACCGAACATCTCTTGGCGACAAGAAGTGTTGCGCAAAGCGATTCCGCAAGCGCGGCAGGCTTGCACTGACCACCTGACAGGAGTCCGACATGGCAGACAAGAACGGTCGGCAGATCGCCGTGCCGATGATGGCGCGTGCCGCCGAGGTGCAGATCGAGGCCACGAACGCCGAGGAGCGCACCATTGATGTGGTCTGGACCACGGGCGCCACGGTGCAGCGCGCCCGGTGGGACGGGTGGGATGATCGCGTCGAATATGACGAGGAACTGATCGTCTCTGGCAACGCGGTTCGGCTGGACCGGCTGAACGCCGGGGGCCCATTCCTCGACAGCCACGATGGGTACTCGCTGCGCAGTGTCCTGGGCTCGGTCGTGCCGGGATCGGTGCGTATCGTGGGGGGGCAGGGCCATGCGACCGTCCGCCTGACGGATGCCGAGGACGTGGCTTCGCAGGTTCGCAAGATCCTCGACAAGAGCATCCGGTTCGTCAGCGTGGGCTATCGCGTCCACCGCTACGACATCGAGAAGCGCGACGGCCAGCGTGAAATCTGGCGCGCCGTCGACTGGGAGCCCTACGAGATTTCGGCTGTGCCCATGCCCGCCGATGCCGGCGCGGTGATCCGGTCTGAGAAAGGATCGGCCCCGCAGACATTTCCCTGCGTCGTGACCCGGCACGACGTTCCCGCCGCCCCCGCGGCCCGAGGTCTGGAGACCACCATGAAAGACGACCCGAAGGCCGTCGCGGAGCACGACACCCGCGCGGCCGGCAACGACGACAAGAAGGAAACGCCCGTGACCGACGACAAGGGACGCGAGCGTCCGGCCGGCACGCCCGAGGGCGCCCCGCCTCTGACCGACAAGCAGCGTGCGGAGCTGCTGGCCGCCGAACGGCAGCGTTCGGCCGGCATCATGGGCCTGTGCGCCCGTGCGGGCATGGCCGACAAGGCGGAAAGCTACATCGAGCGCGGCGCCACGCTGGATCAGGTCCGCGCCGAGCTGTTTGACGCCCTGACCGAGCGGTCGGATGGCTATGGTCGCAAGCAGGAGCAGGCGCCGGCGATGGCCCGCGGCACTGGCGAGCGGGCCGAGCAGTTCCGCGGAGCCGTGGGCGAAGCGATCATGCACCGCATCAACCCGCGCACTCAGCTGAACGATGCCGCCCGCGAGTTCCGCGGGATGCGCATGGCGGAGATCGCCAAGCTGTGCCTGGAGCGGTCGGGCATCGACGCGCGGGGTCTTTACCCGCACGAGATCATCACCCAGGCGCTGAGTGCGCGGTCGGGCGTGGGCTATCACACCACCTCGGACTTTGCGCTGATCGTGGGCAACGTGATGAACCGCACGCTGCGGCAGGCCTACGAGGAAACCCCGCGGACCTTCACCGCCTGGGCGCGCCGCACCACCATGCGGGACTTCCGCGCTGTCACCCGCCTGCGCGGCTGGGAAGCGCCGGACCTCCTGAAGGTCAACGAGGCGGCCGAGTTCCAGTATGGCACCATCAGCGGCGCGGGCGAGACGATGGCGCTGGCAACCTATGGCCGGATCATCGCCTTCACCCGCCAGCTGCTGGTGAACGATGACATGGACGCCCTGGGGCGGATGCCGGAGCGCTTTGGCGTGGCGGCGGCCGACCTGGAGTCGGACATCGTCTATGGCGTCCTGCTGGCCAACCCCGTTATGTCGGACGGCAAGGCGCTGTTCCACGCCGACCACGGCAACATCGGCAGCGCCGCCATCATCAGCGATGCGTCCATCACCGCTGCGATGCAGGCCTTTGCCACCGGCAAGAACAGCCAGGGGCGCAGCATCGGCTTCCGGCCGAAATACATCATCGTGCCGCCCGGGCCGCGCGAGATGGAAGCCCGGCGCCTGCTGACCGCTGTCACCCCGGGCCGCGCGGCGGACGTGAACATCTACGCCGACTCGGGGCTGGAGATCGTGGTCGAGCCGCGTCTGATCCCGGCTTCCGGCCAGCATCCGTGGTTTCTGGCGGCCGATCCGGCGCGCGTGGACACCATCGACTACGCCTTCCTGGAAGGTCAGGAGGGCGTCTTCACCGAGACCCGTGCCGGGTTCGAGGTGGATGGTGTGGAGACGAAGGCCCGCCACGACTTCGGCGCCGGCGCGATGGACTGGCGCGGCCTCTACAAGAACACCGGCGCGGCGCCGGCGTGATGAACCGGCCGGGCTGACAGGTCCGGCCTTCTCCTCATTTCGGGCGCGAAAGGATACGCCATGAAGAACTTCATCGCCGTCGGCAACGTCATCACTGTCGTTGCACCGGCTGCCGTCACCTCCGGCCAGGGCATGCTGGTCGGGTCCATGTTCGGGGTGGCTGCGCGGGATGCCGCGAGTGGCGCAGAGGTCGAACTGAACCTGACGGGCGTGTTCGACCTGCCCAAGGCAGCGTCGCAGGCCTGGACGGTGGGCCAGAGGGTCTACTGGGACAGCACGGCCAAGGTCGCCACCAACGTGGTCGGCACAAACACCCTGATCGGCGTGGCCACCATCCCGGTCGGCGGCACTGCGGGAGAAACCACCGGGCGCGTCCGGCTCAACGGTTCGTTCTGATGAGCGCGTTCGCCGGCGCGGTGCGCACTATGTTTCGTGATCGGAACATGACCGTGCCGGCGACCTGGCGCGCGCGGGGAGTGTCTCACGACGTGGCCCTGCGCGCGATCCGGAAATCGCCGGATGCATTGTCGGGCTTCGGCGACGCATCGCTGGTCTCGGATCAGACCGTCGTGGACGTGATGGTTGCCGATGCCCCAACTATTGCGCCCGGCGATCTCTTGATCATCGGGGCCGAATGGTTCGTGGTCCAGTCCGAGCCGATGCGCGACCGCGAACGGCTGGTCTGGACGCTGGACCTGCGGCAAGTTCCGCCGCAGCCGTGAAGATCGAGGTCACGACGGACACGCCGCTGTCCGAGGAAATGGCGCATCAGGTGGTGCTGGCCGAGCTCGCCGTCACGCGCGGCATTCGGGCCACCTCGAGCAAGATCAAGACGGCTTGGCGTGACGACGTGCGCCGAGCGCTGGGGCAGCGGCTGTCCAATGCCATCCGGGCGAATGTGTACCCTGAAGGCGAGCCCTCGCTGGGAGCGGCCGCGCTTATCTATGCCCGGCCCGGCAGGAGCCCCGGCGCGGGGGCGGCAACGATTGTTGCGGGGCACGAGACTGGGTCCGTGATCCGTTCGGGTGGCCGTGGGTGGCTGGCGATCCCCACCGAGGAGGCCCGCGCTGTCCGGCTTGGACGGCAGAAGCTGACCCCTGCGCTATGGCAGCAGCGGACTGGCATTCAGCTTCAGGTAGTCGTCCGGCCGAACGGGGGCAGGCTGCTCGTGGCCGATGTTCGCATGGGCAAGACCGGCAGACTGAACCGGGGCCGGCTAACCAAGAAAGGTGCCTACAGCAAGGGCACCTTCACCAGCGTGATCTTCTTCCTGGTTCCGCAAGCCAAGCTGCGCAAGCGGCTGGACCTGATGAACAAGGCCGACCGGCTGGCGCAAAGGCTGCCGGAGGCCATCGTCCGCCATTGGCCGAGGTGATCCATGCCGAGCAAGCGTGAACAGGTGCTGGACGCCTTGCTGGCGACATTGCAGGCGGTCGCGGGGCCTGAGGTGCGCCGGGGCGGGGACCTGCCAACACGGGTTCCTGTGGGCGGCCTGCTGACGCTGCGGGACGGGGAGCCGGGCGAGCCGGAAGTCACCATGTCGCCGCTGATCTATGAATACCGGCACCGGGCCGAGATCGAGGTGATCTTGCAGCCGCCGTTGAGTGTCGAGCCGACCGACGCGCTGGACAGCGTGCTGCTGGCTCTGGGCGAGGCGCTGGAGGCTGATCGGACCTTGGGCGGGACATGCCTGTGGGTCGAGCCGGAAGCGCCCATCACGAGCGATCTGGCCCTTGAGGGCACGGCGGGGATTATCGCCGCCATCGTGCCGGTCGAGCTGAACTACATCACCACTGGGCCGCTGGCCTGATCTTACGGAGGCCGCAATGGCACGAGCTACCGGGGCGCGGGCGCAGCTTGCCGCCGCTTTCGAGACCACCTATGGCACCGCGCCTGCGTCGAGCTATACCAAGATGCCTTTCGCCCGTGCGGCTCTGGGGTCGGAACAGCCCCTGCTGAGCAGCGAGCTTCTGGGCTACGGCCGTGATCCGCTGGCGCCCGTGCTGGACGCCGTGACGGCGGACGGATCGGTAACGGTCCCCATCGACCTGGAGGCATTCGGCATCTGGCTCAAGGGCGCTTTCGGGGCGCCGACGACTTCGGGCACGACCAACTTCACCCATACCTTCAAGACGGGCGCCTCGTCGCTGCCCAGTATGTCCATCGAGGTCGGGCTTCCCGAGGTTCCGCATTTTGCCATGTACAAGGGCTGCATGGTTGACACGCTCGGCTGGAGCATGGCCCGGTCGGGGCTGGTGACGGCAGAGGTCGGGCTGGTCGCACAGGCTGAGGCGAAAGCCAATGCCACGGCGGCGGGCACCCCGTCTGCGGTCACGCTGGAGCGCTTCGGCGCTTTCCAGGGGGCGGTCAAGCAGGGCGGCAACGCGCTGGCGAACATTGTCTCGGCCGACATCCGCTATGCCAACGGGCTGGATCGCGTGGAGACGATCCGCGCAGACGGCCTGATCGACGGCATCGACCCCGGCATTGCCAGCCTGACCGGCTCCATTACCGCCCGTTTTTCGGATACGGCACTGCTGGATCAGGCCATCAGCGGCACGTCGTCCACGCTGGAGTTCAGCTATACGATCAACACCAACAAGTCGCTGACGCTGACGGCTCACGCCGTCTGGCTGCCGCGTCCCCGGATCAGCATCGATGGCCCCGGAGGCGTGCAGGCCACGTTTGACTGGCAGGCGTCCCTGCCGTCCTCGGGCACGGGCAACATGGCGACCATCGTCCTCAAGAACCAGCGGGCAACCTACTGATGATCCGACTCAATCCCCACCGTGAACCTGCGTGGTTCGATCTGTTGCCGGGCGTCCGCGTCAAGGTGGCGCCTGTCACCTCGGCGCTGATGCTGGCCGCCCGCAAGGATGCCGCCGTTCGTGAAGCGGTCCTGACCAGCAACGACGGTGAGATCGAGGTCGCCATCGGCAAGGCGCTGGCTCAGGTCGCGATCCTGGAATGGGAAGGCGTGGTGGATGCGGACGACAAGCCCGCGCCGGTCACGCCCGAGAACGTCGGACTTCTGCTGGACGTGTGGGAAGTCTGGATCGCGTGGTCGGCCAAGGTGCTGTCCACCTTTGTCGTGATGAGTGCGGAAAAAAACGTCTCTGTGCCCTTGCCGAGTGGGAGTTGGGCGGGGGCGGGGAATACTGCGGAGCCTGCGAAGGCGTCTGCGACGACTGCCCCGGCCGCCTGAACGAACCCCAGACCGTCGAAGGCGTGCAGGTCTGGGATCTGGTTAACCGGATGCACGGGCAGATGCGCGTGTCACCCGGCGCCGTGACGGGCCTCGACATGGGCGCAGCCTTGGCAATGGCGGACGCCTTGGGGATTAATCCCTTGGTCGTGGCTGAGTGGGTTCCGCCTATCGAGGCCCAGCTTGTGAAGGCGCTGAGCGAGCGGCAGCGGGAAGATTAGTCAGTGCATCGGAAGGTGTAGCTGACGACGTAGGACGGCCCCGTGCCGGCCATTTCCGCGCCCGAATATCCGTTCTGGCGGCAGATGCGTTCGGCCTCCGGAAACAGGTATTCGCCCGCCTGCGCGATGGTCGAGACGCCACCCGGCCCGCCTGTCAGGACGACGGTGCGCCCGGTGTTTTCGATCACCTGCGAACTTGCCCCGCACCCTGCCAGCGCCACCACCAAGACCAATCCGCGCATCTGAACCTCCACCTGTGGAATCCTTCGTTCCGCATTCCGCGCTGATTGTCGCGGCAAGAGAAAGCGAGACGTCATGGCCGAGAAGAACGTCAATGTCCGCCTTGTTGCAACCGGTGGGGGGCAAGTCCGCGCCGAGTTGTCCGAGATCGGCAAGACGGGGCAGGCGGCATTCACGGGCGTTGGCGTTTCTGCGGACAGCGCCAGCCGTCGTCTGAAGGGCGTGGGTGACGCGGCCAACGACGCTGGCGGGAAGATGGCCGGTGCCGTTGACGGTATGCGCATGACCACCATGCAGCTGTCGCAGGTGGCGCAGCAAGGCGCTGCTACCGGCCAGTGGATGCAGGCATTCGCCATCCAGCTTCCCGACCTCGCGCTGGGGTTTGGCCCTGTCGGCATCGCAGCGGGTGCTGTCTCGGGTGCGCTGCTGATGCTTGCCCCGGCATTCCTCGGGGCGGGTCGCGATGCGGAGATCATGAAGGACAAGCTGAGCGCGGCCGACCAAGCCATCCAGGCGTTGGCGCACAGCGCGAAGGCTTCGCAAATGTCGCTGGCCGACATGCAGAAGGCATACGGCAACAGCGCTGATGAGGTTGAGCGCCTGAACCGCGCGCAACTCGCCTTCTCCCGCGCGGATGTGGCTCGGAAGATGGCCGACGCCATGAAGGCGCTTGGCCTTTCCCAAGGCTCCTTCGAGGGCGGCGTTCAGGGGCCACAGCAGCCGGGCATGTTCGACTGGCTGACCGATGGCCGGTCGGCGACCAAGCAGAGCGAGTATCAGGCGACCCTGACGCGGCTTCAGGTGCAATACCGCCTGTCGGCTGAGCAGGCCCGTGCGCTGGCGCAGGCACTTCGGCAGGTGGCGACTGCGAGTGAGGGCGAGGAAGCCCTGAGTGCGGCTGCTAACCTGCAGGAAGTCATGCTGGAAGTAGCCGGATCAGCCGACAAGGCGGCCGAGAAATTCGGCGGCGAGGACGGACTGTGGGATGCGGCCAGCAAGGCGGCTGATCTGGCGCGGCAGAACGTCGAGGCGGTCACGACCGCCACGCGCGAGATGACCCTGAGCTTTGAAACCGGCATCACGACGCTGGAGCGGCTGCGCGGGACGCTGGACTCGATGCTGCCCGGCGCCGGTGGGGTGCTGGATCAGGTCGGCGGCTGGTTCCAGGGCTTCCGCGACAAGGCATCCGGCGAGTTCGGATCGGCCAGCAAGGGCATCCTCGACCTGATCGGCTGGGCTGAGGGCACTGACAAGGGGCGGGGCTACAACGAGACGTTGGATTACGGTCGCTGGACAGGCGGTCCTGTCAATCTCGTCAACATGACGCTGGATGATGTATTGGCGCTTGGTGAACGTATGCGGACACCAGAGAACCGCGCTCTTTATCCCGGGGGCGGGTCTAGCGCCCTGGGTCGTTACCAGATCGTCGGCAAGACGATGCGCGGCCTTATGAAAACAATGGGCCTCACCGGCGACGAACTGTTCGACGAGCAGATGCAGGATCGCATGGCGATGGAACTGGTGCGTCAGACCGCACAGATCGGCACCAAGTCTGCGTGGGATAACCAGTGGCAGAGTTTCAAGACGAAGAACGTTAGCCTCGCCGCAATCACGGGCGCGCTCGGCGTCAAGAGCGTCGGCGTTGACCCCGCTGTTGAAGCCGCGCGCAAGAAGGAAAACGACGAACTCCAGCGGGGCTTGGACCTGCGCGCCGACTTCATGGTGGCGCTTCAGGATCAGGCGAACGCGGCTGCGCTTGAAGCCCAAGTCACCGGCCAGTCCGTCTATGAGCAGGTGCGGCTGCGGACTGAGATGACGCTGACCCAGCAGGCGCGCGCCAAGGGCATTGACCTTACCGAGCAGATCGCGGGGTCTGAAAAGACCTACGGGCAGGCGATCAAGGAAACCGCCGCCTCGCTGGCTGCTAGCGCCCAAGAGCAGGCGGCTCAGGAAGGCCGCTTCAAGGCTGCCGAGGACGCGGCCAAGAGGGCCGCCGATACCATGCGCAAGTTCCAGGACGATCTGAAGCAGGGCTTCAGGTCGGCCTTCCAGTCGGTGATCGACGGCACCGAGTCTGTGGCGGATGCCTTCCGCAACATGATCGCGGACATGCTGATGCAGCGGGCGATGCTGGGCTTCGATGGCCTGATTGACGGTTTGCTGGGCGCTGCGTTTGGCGGCGGAGACCCGCTCGCCAATGCGCTGACTGGAGCTGGCCTCACGGATGTTCGCCCGCAGAACTGGATCACGCGAGCTGCCAGCGCCGTCACGCAGCAGGCCGTGCAGGTCAACGTCGGCGTGGACCCCCGCAACGGCAACCTCATGGCATTCACCGACCAGCGGGTTGCGGCGGGGCTGCGGCAGGCTGACCGCGCCATGCCTTCGCGCCTGACGACCATCAACCGCGATCCGCTGAAGCGAGGCTGACGGATGTCGACCTTTCCGGTGGACCTTGAGGCGTGGCTGACGCCGTTCCGCGTGGTTGAGCAGACCTTCGACCTTGAGGAAGGCCTGCAGGTGCAGAACCGTACGGCGGGTGGCGAGGTGATCCGTGCGGGCGGGGCCTCGCGTCTATGGCACGGCAAGCTGGTGCTGGGTCGCGTGCGCAACGATCAGGTCGGGGCACTTGAGGCACGGCTTCATGTCCTGCGGGGCAAGGGAGCTTACTTCACGATCCGCGACTATCGCCGTGCGGGGGCCATCAGCGCCACGCTGGCAACCGTGCAGGCGAATGGAACGGTCAACATCAGCGGCGGGCCTGCAAACGGCACGCTGAACGATGGCGACTACATCGCTTTCGGCTATGCCAACCGCATTGCCCTGCATCGGATCGTTGTAGGCGGGGCGCTGAGCGGCACGGGTGCCCGCAACGGCGTCGAGGTCGTGCCGCCGATCCGCGCTGGCTGGACCGCGAACACTCCAGTCCAGATTGGCAGCGTCCGGTGTCGCGCCGTGATGGTGCCCGGCACCCTCAACATGGGGCAATCGCGGGGCATCTGGCACGAGGGCATCAGCTTCGAGTGGATCCAAATGCTGCGGGAGAACCCCTGATGTATTCGTGGAGCGGCTCAGTCAGTGTGAGGGTGTCGACTGTCCCATCGTCTGCAGCAGGCGTTCCAGCAGCGCCTGTATGGCGAGGAGTCCTTCGTGGTCCTGTGACGGGATCTCGCAAATAAACTCAGGCTCGGCACCCCCTGCCTTGAACCGGAAAGTGACGAAGGTTCCGCTCTCACCGGAGTGCAGCCCGAGCGTCACGTCTTCGGCCATATACTGATGAGTGGGCGGACGCTCATCTTCGAGAATGTTGCTCACATGATTCTCCCGTCGGTTGTGCAAACGCGATGGTGAGAGCGGCCGGGGGTGCGAGTCCATCCCCGGCCTTTTCCATGAGGTTCCCCCATGCTCACAGCCAAGACCCGCCGCGATCTGCGGCACGCTTGGGCTATCTGGATCGAGGCCCGCGACTATGCGACCGGCGCACCGGCTCCGGCGGGTTTCTGGACGGGCGACGACGCGGTGAGCATCGTCGTGGACGGCCAGACGCGCACCTACTACGGCGCTGGGGCCGCACTGAGCATCGAGCCGCTGACCTACCAGCTGGGGGCCGTGGTGCAGGTCCAGCGGGCGTCTCTGGGGCCGCTGACGCCCGAGGTCCGCACAACGCTGCGGGGCTACGAGACGCGGCAGGCCAAGGCGCAAATCCATCTGGTGATGCTGGGCGACAACGGCCAGCCAGCCACGGTCGAGGAAGCCTTCGTCGGCGTGCTGGACCGGCTGGAGATCAACGAAGGTCCGCTGGACGACGCGGGCAACAGCACCGTGACGTGCGACGTGGAAATGGTCAGCGATGCGCGGCACCTGACCCGCGCGCTGTCGCTCAAGCAATCGGACGCAAGCCAGCGGCTGCGGAACCCGAACGACCGCTTCCGGCAATACGCGGATGTGGCTGGCGAGGTGAAGGTGGTCTGGATGGGCGACACGGACAACCCGCACCGCGCCCGCGAGAAGAACAACATTCGGAATGGCAGCGGCATTGCCGGGGCAGTGAGGGCGGCGCGATGAAGCGGCTGGATGACTGGAAGCCACGCCTCCGCCAGTTCCTGGCCGAGCAGGGCGACAAGCAGTTCCAGTTCGGTCAGCAGGACTGCGGCGCTCTGGCAGGGGGCGCCATCGAGGCCATGACCGGCGAGAACCCGCATACCGCCGTCGCGGGCAAATACAAGACGATGGCGGGCGCCCTGCGTACCCTCAAGCGGCTCGGGCATGACGATCACGTCGCCTATACCGCCTCGCTCCTGACCGAGATTGAACCGCTCTATGCCACGTTTGGCGATATCGCCGTGGTGGACAGCCCCGAAGGCCCTGCGCTCGGCGTAGTGGTGGGGGCGCATATCGAGGTGCGCGCGCCGGGTGGCCGGGGCGTGGTGCCGCTGACGGACGCCGTGCGCGCTTTCCGGGTGTAAGATGCCTTTTGTTCCAGCTGCCATAACCGCCACGTTCTCGGCGGTCAGCACCTTTGCGGCCTCCAGCGCAGTTGCGTCGTTCCTCGTCAACACCGTGTCCAGCATCGCCCTGTCGGCGCTGGCGACGGCCATCCGGGGCAAGCCCGAAGTCAGCACACCCGGCATCACGACGCAGACGACCACGGCCGGCGGGACGATCCCGCAGCGGCTGATCTTCGGCCGCTATGCCACGGCGGGTCAAATGGTCGCGCCGATGATGGTCTATCAGTCGGACGGCAACCCGAACGAGTGGCTGGTCTATGTCATCAGCTTGGCCGACAAGCCAATCACTGGCTTGGGCCGCATCTTCGTGGACGGCAAGGCGCTGACCATCGATGGCAGCCCGGCTGCTTCGCTGCATGGCGACACGATGGGCGCCACAGTTCTCGACAGCGGGCAGGAGAGCCTTCGCAACAAGATATATATCCGCTTGCATCATGGCGGGCAGACAGAGGCCGACGCCTACCTGCGCCGTGTGTTCGGCACCTATCCCGAGCGCCCGTGGACAGCCGACATGATCGGTACGGGCGTTGCCTATGCCGTCGTCACGTTCAAGGGGAAGGCGCAGGACGGGGATTACAACGGCTTCCCGGCCATCAAGTTCGAGGTGGACGGCCACCCGCTCTATGACCCGCGCGATGCCACGCAGGACCCGGCCAACGAGGCCACCTGGAAGTTCACACGCACCGCGGCGGTGATGGCCTACAACGTCCTTCGTGGCGTCGACATGCCGGGCGGCGGGACGTGGGGCGTCGGGACGCGCAAGTTCCACCTGCCGTCTGTTATCGCGGCCATGAACCTCTGCGATCAGCAGGTGCCGCGATCGGACGGGACGATGCGCCCGCGCTATCAGGCGGGGCTTGAGGTCAGCGTCTCGGACGAGCCGCATCAGGCGCTGATGGAGTTCGTCAAGGCCATGGGCGGCGACGTGGCCGACATGGGCGGCACGTGGCTTCTGGCGGCGGGCGAGCCGGGCGGGCCGGTCCTGTCGATCACCGACGACGACATCATTGTCACGGACAGCCGCAGCCTGAAGCCGTATCCAGGTCTGGACGAGACGATCAACGCCATCCACGCCAGCTACCCCGACCCGGCCCAGCAATGGGAAGCCAAGGAAGCGGTCCCGATCTACAACGCGCAATATGAGGCTGCCGACGGCGGGCGCCGCCTGATCGCGGAGGTAGACTTCCCGGCGGTCCCGTATCCCCAGCAGGTCCGCGCCCTTATGGGCGAGATGCTGGCCGACCACCGCCGGATGCGAACCCACGTCAACCCGCTGCCGCCTGATGCGCTAGGTCTGCGGCTGTGCGACCACATCGCGTGGGCAAGCGGGGAAAACTTCTACACGGCCAAGCTGTTCAAGATTTCGGCTCTCCGTGTGGATCCGCTGTCGCTGTGTGTTGCCGTCACCAAGATCGAGCGCGATCCGAGTGACTACGACGACGACGCGGCACGGGATGGCGTGCTGCCCACGATCCCCAGCAGCCGGCTGGTCGCGCCGGTCATCCACGGCATCTCGGGCTGGGCCGTCCAGCCGGTCGACGCGGGCGGCAGGCCGGGCATCCGCATGGTCTGGAACCCGGAGCTCAATGCGCGCGCCTTGTCGTGGACTATCCGGCTGGCCGATGGCTCGGAAGAGGCGGGCACGATCGTCAACAGCGGCACGACCTCCAACCTGGCGGTTGGCGAGGTCACGCAATCGGCCGGTCTGAAACCCGCGACGACCTACAGCGTGACGGCTGATCTCGTGCTCCCTGGGCGGATGACCGAATCCGTCACCACCTTTGTTACGACGCTCGATATCCGCTTCGGCTGGAATGATCTTGTTCCGAGCGTGAAGGAACAGGTGGAGGCGGCCCTCGAGGGCGTCCGGGTGGCGAAGGAGCAGGCGATTGCGGCTGAGGAAGCCGCCGCCGCGGCGTCCGCGCATGCCGACGAGGTTGGCCGGCAGGTCCGGCAGGATCTGGCGGTGGACTTTGAGACCGCGATCGAGGCCTCCGGGCAGGCGCAGGTGGCGCGCGGTGCCGCCGAGGGGGCGCGGGATGCGGCCCTGGCCGCGCGGGACGTGGCGGATGGCGCCGCCCGAGCGGCGGCGGGCTCGGCCGAGACGGCCTCGGCCAAGGCGGATGAGGCGGGCCAGAAGTCGGCGGCGGCCGCGGCTTCGGCCACGGCGGCTGAGACGCAGGCGGGCAAGGCCAGCACCAGCGCCACGCAGGCAGCGGCATCCGAGACGAGTGCGGCCGGCTCGGCCAGTGCGGCGGCATCCTCGGCGACGGTCAGCGCGACGGCCCTGAGTGGCGTTCAGCAGGCGCTTGTGAACACCACTGCGCTGCTCTCGGTCGTGCCGAGCCCTGCGACGCGGGCGTTCACCGCCAGCGGCTCGGGCTTGCCGGGTGCGGTTACTCCCTTCGCCGATGCGGCCTACGGGTCTGACAGCGGCGGGCCCTACCTCCAGCGCGAAAGCCCGGACGCCTCCAACGGCGTCCGGCTTCGCCAGACGGTCCCCTCGGTGCTCGGGAATGTCTACCGGGTGACGGTGCGGGTCAAAGCCTCCCACGCGATGACCTTGCAGCTTGTCGGCCACTGGCTCCGGGCAGACGGGACAGAGGTCAATGGCACCACGTTCCTGCCGATCGCCTTCGCGGCAGGTGAGACCAGGACGCTGACGGCGGTGGTCGGCAGCACCGCTGGCGGCCTTGTCACGCATGTCGTGGGATCGGTTGCCAACTGGACCGAGGCCGCCAGCATCCGCTTCGGCGTCGTGAACGTGGCGGGTGTCGCAGGCTCGAACTTCCGCGTCTACGTGATCCGTGTCGATGACCTGACCCAAGCGGACGCGGCCCGGCGCGAGGCGGAGGCGGCCGGACTGAGCGCGGGAGCGGCGGTCACAAAGGCGAGCGAGGCGGCGGCAAGCGCGGATGCGGCGGGGCAGAGCGCGGCCGCAGCCGATCGCTCCAAGGTCGACGCCAACACCGCCAAGGCTGCGGCGGAAGTGGCGCGGGGCGATGCTGTCGTGGCGAAGCAGGATGCCGAGACGGCGCGCGCCGGGGCGCAGTCCTATTCGGAACTGTCGGCGCGGATCAGCTCGCGCGGCTTCTCTGTCCTGTCGGACAGCCTGCTGAGCCACCCCGGCTGGACGCGCTGGGGAGGAGCGGCCACCCTCAACACGCTGCCGAACGAACAATATCCGACCGGGATGACGTGGCAGTTCACCACCACCGGCACGGAGTCGGACGGGATACGGCTGGTCAGCAGCGATGCGCCCGATCTCTGGAAGGGCCAGACGGGCGCGCTCGGCTATGTGATCGAAGTCGAATATACCCTGCTCTCCGGGGGTGTCTCCGGGTCGGGCGTCTGGTTGTCGTGGAATTGCACCCCCAACACCGACAACTTCACGGTTCGCAAGAAGCTCATCGACATGACGACGGGCACCGTGATCGCCGGTCGCCCGATGGTCGCGCGCGCCGTGTTCAAGCGGCCGGCCTTCAACGCGCTGAACCTGAACTACATGGATCTCTATGTTTTCGCCAACTACGACCATGAAACCATCGGTCCTGCGCGAAACAAGGACATCAAGTTTCACCGGGTAAACGTCCGCCTCGCCTCCGAAGAGGAAATGGGCCGCGGCGAGGTCATGGCCGAGGTCGAGGCCAAGCTGAGCCGGGACTACATGACCAGTGCCTCGACCACCGAGGCGATTGCCTCGATGCGCGACACACTGGTGGCGCGCATGGGCGGGACCGAGGCGACGGTCGCGGCGCAGGGGACAGCCCTGGTCGGGCTCCAGAACGCCGCGTCAGCGGGCTACCTGATCAAGGCCAAGGCCGGCGGTCAGGTGTCGCTGTTGGAGCTGATCGCCGCCGATGGCTCCGCGGGATCCGTGTCGGTGGCGAAGATGGAGGCGAGCCATATCCTGCTGGATGGCTCGGTATCGACCCGGCACCTTCTGATCTCCGACTGGTCGAACCTTGTTCCTGACAACCAGATAGTTGACCCGGCGGCTTGGGCGACGTCCGTGGGCGTCAGCATCGCGCCGTCGAACTCGACCGCCTATCGGTCGCTCGGGCGGGTCGTGTTCACACGATCCCAAATGCTCGACACGGTCGGGACCAGCAGCGTTGCCTATCCCCGCGACTTTTTCCCGGTCGAGACGGGCGACAGGCTCAAGTGCTCCGCGCAGTTCCTGCGAGGTGGTGGCGAGAAGTTCCGCGCGCTGGGGCAGGTGCTTGTCTATGACAAGGACGACAATGCGGTCCAGACGCTGTCCTTCGCGGATGTGATCGACGAGTCGTCCTACACGCCAGTCGAGGGGGAAGTGACCGTCACCCATGCGGCGGCGAATAAGGCGCGCTTCCGCTTCTACGTCCACAACGACCCGGCGGTGACGAACGCGAACGTCTACCTCTCCGCCCCGGTCGTCAGGAAGATGAACGCTGGCAAGCTTCTGGTGGACGGCTCCGTCACGGCCAAGAAGATCAACGTCGACTCTCTGTCGGCGATCACCGCAACCCTCGGCACGATGCGAACCGCCACCTCGGGCGAGCGGCTCGAGATCCGCTCCAACATGATCTTGGTCTACGACGCCAGCAACACCCTCCGGGTCAGGATCGGGGAGCTCTGATGGCCTATGGTCTGCAGGTGCCCACCATCAACGGGACGATGGACGTGACCAGCCTGTCGGTCCTCCGCATGGTTCATCGATCTCGCAGGACCGTGGCGGCGGGCAGCACCAGCTTCGGCGCGGGCTTCCTCGCAAACGCGATCGTGGTGGGCATCCCCAACGATGGAAAGATGCCCCCGCAGATCACGGTCAGCGTCGTGGACGGCGCGGTCCAATGGTCTGCCCCGTCCTATTTCAGCGACGTGGCGTCCTCGGACTTCGACCTCACTGTGTTTCGGATCGGGTGAGCCATGGCCTTCGGCATCATGATCCGAAACGGGAAGAACGAGGTGGTGATCGACGCCGATTATTCGGGCCTCTACGTCCTGCGCGAGTTCAATGCGAGCCAGACGTTCCAGACGAGCGCGGCGAACAAGCCCAGCTACTACAGATTTATCCCGCCTCGGAACGATCCCACGAGCCTGCTGGCGGTGCGGCTGGACGATGGGGACAAGATCTTCGGCGGGCCGCTGATGTTCTACTCGAACCGGCAGACGCTCACCTTCCGCGAGATCACGACCTTCGCGCGGAATGCCCCGCCCTCGAGTGGCTATGGCTTCGAGGTGTTCAATGCCGCCAGGGAGCTGTGCTACTCGACCGCCCGCTCCCTTGCGCCGGTCAGCCGCATCCTGTCCTTTGCGGGCGCAAATGGCGGGTCGACCATGGGCGACGAGCGCACGATCGGCACCGCGGCCGTGACCGCCCGCGAACGCTGGATGATCCTCAGTCCGGTGAGCTACGGCGCGGAACGCCAGCCGCGCAGCCCGACCGCGTCTTATGCCTATCGTTATGTCGGGGGCCTGCGGCGCGACAGCGCGACGCAGGTGTCCTTCATCCATGCCGCCATCAGCCGGGAGGACGTGGGCGGCTCGACTCCGACCGCCTCCTGGACGGTGTCGCCGCAATCGATCCTTTTCTTCGACGGAGCCTGACATGATCTACCTCGACAAGCCGGGCGGCCAGACCATCTGCGTCTGCGACCGCTGTGGCCTCACTAATGCCACGGACACTGCGAATGGGGTTGTGGTCGAGGGTTGGATGACCGGCCAGCTGTGGCTCGACATTTCCCTCGCCGAGCAGCGGCAGACGCCCCTTTGCTTCTGTCCCGCCTGTGCCCCCACCATGCATGCGGCAACGCGCATCCAGATCAGCGCCTCGGCATCCTTGGGATAGTTCCAGGGGCATCGGCGCACCCTTGCCGCTTCCGCTGCTGGCCGACGAGTTCGATCGTGCTGGCCAACCAGGATCGGGGCGTGCCTCGAATTGAACGGAGCCATTTCATGGATCGACCGCCCGAGTTCTGGGTCGGGCTGGTTGCGGCCGCCCTCTACGTGTTTCGCAAGAGCGAGAGCAAGCACCTCTGGATGCGCATGGCCGAGGCCGGCATCTCGGGCGGCCTGGGCTTTTCGCTCGCGCCGGCAGCCGCCCAGTGGGCCGGCGGCAGCGAGGCGATGGCGGCCGTCCTGCTGACGGCCTTGGGCTACCTCGGGCTCGACGTCCTGACTTCGATCGTGGCTGACCGTGCGGTCATCCGCGAGATCATCTTGCGCCGCCTGGGTGGCGGAGGAGGGGGCAAATGATGCGCGATGACCTGATCCACCTGCGTGCCACGCTGCGGCGATGGACCGACCGGGACAGCTTTTGGCTGCTTTTGGCGCTTGCCGTGGCCTTCTGGGGGCCGGGCGTGTGGGACCGGCACATCCGCGAACGGCCGTGGATCAGCGCGGCCCTGGCGATCGAGCAGCCGGCCTATGAGGGCCCCACGCTTCTGATCCGTGACATCGTCGAGGCGCACTCGCCCGTGTCGGGTGAGCGGCTGATCTGGATCGAGGATCAGGAGGGCGCTCGACTCTGCGGATCGCACCGCGAGGACGGCTGGGAGGGGAGGTCCGTCCGCACCTGGTCGGCCGCGGCGTTCTTCGATCACGCCTGCCCCATCCCCGAGACGCCCTGGCGCGCCTGCACCCGCTTTGTCGTGCTCACCGCTTGGGGCAGCCGCGGCTCGTTCGGGCCCTACTGCAGCGCGCTGTTCGACCCGAAGATCGGCACCGACCACCGCCGCTGACCAGCTGCTCGGTGAGGTCGAGCGATGCAGAGCCTTGCGCCGAAGTATCGCTTGGGGCGGGTACTGCGCTGAGGTCAGGGCGTGACGGGCGTCCCAGCGTAGGTCTTCTCGCCAACCCGGACGATAATCCGGCCATCATCCAGATCGCGCTCGAACTTGCCCTGGATAGAAATGCAACTGCCTACCGTAATCGTCCGGATCATCTTCAACCCTGCCGTATATCGTTTGTCTCGAACTCGCCCTTTACTTGTAGGGGTTCTCGGGAAAAGTTCCACACCTCCTCACCGCTGGGTCTGTTGTGGTACGGATATGCAACAGTTCTTGTTACGGATCATCAATCAACTTTTCGCCCGTCCGATCCTGGCGCGCCTGCACCCGCTTCGTCGTGCTGACCGAATGGGGGAGCCGCGGCTCGTTCGGGCCCTACTGCAGCGAGTTGTTCGACCCGGCAGAGGGGTGATCTTCAGACTAGGCAGCTGCCAGCCTGGATCAGAGCGACGGTCTCTTCGAAGCTCCGCGGTTTCAGATCCTTGGTCAGGATTCGGCCGTCGCAAGTCTCGACGTGGTAAATGTAACCTTCTGGCAAGGCGTTAATAACGATACGTTCCCCGGGTTTGAGGGGGCGGTCTAGCGGCACGGTAGTCTCCTTCAAGCAAGCAGACGGTGCCTACGGAAAATCAATTGCCAGTTGAAGTGGGGCCGAGACGTTCCTGCCGCTGACGCAGCGGCTCGGACTGCCGCCCTCCGCTGACCCAAGCGACACTTCACCCATGCCAACCCGCCCGCCCGCTGTTCTGCCGGCGGGCTTTTTCATGCGAGGAACCCATGAAGCGGATCATCATCCACTGGTCGGCGGGCGGGCACACCGTCAGCGCGCTCGATCGCCAGCACTACCACTACATCGTCGATGACGACGGCGACGTGCACGCCGGGATCCACCCGCCCGAGGCCAACCGCGGCCCGCTGGTCAGCGGCCGCTATGCCGCGCACACGCTGAACTGCAACACCGGCTCGATCGGCGTGGCCTTCGCCGCGATGGCCGGGGCCGTCGAGCGCCCCTTCAGCGCCGGTCGCTATCCCATCACCCCCGCGCAGGTGGACGCCATGGCCGCGCTCTGCGCCGAGCTGTGCCGCCAGTACAACATCCCGGTCTCTCGCAAGACGGTCCTGACCCATGCCGAGGTGCAGCCGACGCTCGGGATCACCCAGCGCGGAAAATGGGACGTGACCTGGTTGCCGGGCATGTCCGGACCGGGCGCGCCGGTGGCGGTCGGCGACATGCTCCGCGCGCGCGTGCTGGCCGAGCTGGCACCGGTGCCGCAGGTGCCGACCGCCCCCGATGAGGGAACCACCCTCGAAGACCTCGTGGCCGATGTGGCCGCGCTCAAGGCCCGCGTGGCCGCCCTCGAAGCCCCCAAGGAGGCATAAGATGACCCTTCGTTTCCAATCCATCGCCGTTCTGGTGATGCTGACCATGCTGTTCTTCGCCCTCATGCTGACGGTCGCGGTGGCTCAGGAGCCACTGCCGCCGCCGGAGACCGCGGCTGAGGCCTGGGCGCAGTTCCTGCCCCAGCTGATCGCGACCGTGCTGGCGGGTGTCGGCATCTTCCTCTCCTTCGCCATCCGCAGCGTCGTCGCCCTGCTGCCGGAGTTCATCCGCGCCTGGATCGACAGCAAGCGTCAGCGCGACCTGCATTCCGCCATCATGTCCAAGGTGGCCGAGCTGATCGCCGCAGGTCGTTGGCCCACGGTCGGGGATGCGGCGGCGATCGGGCGCGATCTCGTGGACGAGCTGCGCGAGCACGGGCGGAAGTCCGTTCCCGAGGCGATGGCGCACTATGGCCTTGAACGTGCCACGGCTCAGGGTGATGCCGTGCTGAAAGCCCTGGCCGCGCGCTTTGGCCTGCAGCTGCAAGGCGGCGTCCTGATCAGCGAAGTCGTCGAGGCCGAACCTGCAAAGGACAGCTGGCGCGCTCCGCAGGTGCCGTCGTGAACCCGGTTGTGATCGCCTGCGCCTGGTGGGCTGCCGGCATCAAGGCAGGTGCGGCTTGGGGGCTGTGGCCGCTATGAGGGCGCCGCTGTTCGCCGGCTTCGAGGGCGCGTGGCTGCACTGGAACGGGCACTGCACCGTCACCCAGACCCGTCACACGCCCGAGACCGACATGGCTGCCCACTACCGCGCCGCGCTCGATCAGGGCGCGGCAGGCTTCCGCGACGTGCTGCCCGAGCGGTTCGATGTGGCGGCGCGGAGATCTGCTGCGCGGCGGGCTGCGCCGGGCGCGGTCATCTGCTGGTCCCTGACCCACTGGGACCATCCGCGCGACCCGGTGCGCCATGCCGCCGCGGCCGTCGAAGGGGCAGGGCCGTTCGACCGCTTCATCGCGGTCAACGAGCCGTCGGTGGGGCAGGCGGTCAGCGGCTGGACGGCCGACCATGCGCTGCGCATGGCGATCGAGATGATGGATGCTGCCGGATCGGCAAACCCCTATGCTCAGTGGTGGACCTGTGACCCGGCGCATCACTGCGGGCCCGAGGTCTGGCGCACGACCGACGAGCTGGTGCGCGCCTTCGGGCCTGCGATCGAGGTGGTGGGCTGCAACTACCACGCCGTCGCCGCAGCCGCCCCTCTGCGCGACATCCTGCGCTGCGCTGCCGACCGCTACCCGGATCACCGGATCGGCCTGACCGAAACGTCCTGGCACGATGGGCACGCGGGCTGCGAAGCGCGGTTTCCACATATCCGGTCCCGTGCCGAATGGTGGAATCACGTCCTGGAGGAGATCGACGCCTCGGGCGTGCCGCTCGCCTGCGCGACCTGGATGCCCTGGCTCGACATGGCCTTCGAGCCGGGGCCGGTCTGGCCGAATGGATGGCGCTGCCATGTGCCAGCGTGATCCGGTCGCCTGCATCGGGATCACGGCCGAGGCGCTGACCGTGACGCTGGACGGCAAGACAGTGCTGATGGTCCCCCGCGAGCAGATGCTGGATCTGATGGTGCGGATCGGGCTGGCGCTGCGGGAGGTCTCGCCTTCTTGACAGCCCTGCTGCTCATCGCTTGACGACTCGCCTTGTAGGCGAGTAGCGTTTTCTCAGCTGCAGCGGGTTTTCACACGTGATTCGCTGTGGTCAGGCCAGCCAATTTGGTTACGCACTTTGGCTGGCCTTCTTAACTGCAGCGGGAATGCCCCCTAGCCCTACTTTGCAGATGCAGGTCCGTAACCCTCTTCCCACTCAACCATAGTGCTGATGCAACCGTAGGCGCACGGATTCGGATCATGAGCGCAGGCGGAGAGGAAAATTGCGGAAACAACGGCACACAGGGGAAATCGGAACATTGGAACTACCTCTTACATGCCTTCAGGGTAGTCCCGCGCTCGCTCTCGGTGAATATGTCCTTTTGTTCAGGCGAAAGCTATGAGGCGGATCGCCGATCATAAGCCGCTCTGCCTTCAGCGTGGAGCAGCGTAGACTGCGGCCCAGTAGACTGTCCGGCCGTCCGATCCGATTGCGTGACCGATGCCGACATCTCGCAGCTGAGGAACAAGAATGTTGCTCAGATGCCCGCTCGATGCAGTCCAGGCTGCCAGGGCCTGCTCAGCGTTATAAGGTCCAGCCGCGATATTCTCTGCGGTGACACTTGGCGCATAGCCTAGGCTCTTGATGCGTTGCGCCGGGCCTGAGGTGGAAGTGCCTGTGTGCGTCATGCGTCCGCGTTGGGCCATGTCACAGGCATGGGCTGCGGCTGCGCGTGCCAGCGTGGAGTTGGCCCGGACCGGCGCCAGCCCGGCGGAGGCGCGAGCCGCGTTTGTTGCCCGAACGCCAGCCGCCTGCTCAGCAGGACCGGGGCTGGCGCACTGGGCGGCACCAGGAGCAGACGCTTGCACATCATGGGCACTGGCATTCTCGCCGGCGGGCGGGGCAGTGCACGCAGCGGTTCCAAGCAGGATCACGAGAACCGGATAGAGTCGTGCGCCTGTCACGGGAATCATCGTGAAAGTCTCCTGCGATGAGATCTCCGGCCGTATAACGGATGCCTTCACACAAGTTAAGGTTGCATCACGCGCAACATGAATGCTCGGCAGAGCGGACATCTTGATCTGCACAATTCGCTCGCCAAGCTCGCCTTATGCGTGTACGGGAGAGCGATAACCAAAAACTAGCCTCTCGAGCACTAGGCCCCGGCGCGCTTGCGTGGGGCCTTTCTCGTCAGCCCGCCCGCGCTGATCTACTTTTCGCGGCCCGCATTTGGTTCCATCTTTCCGGCCTGCCTTTTTCTACAACTGTCGGCTGACTCGCATGTGCGGTAGACGAGCCTTCGTTAACCAGTTCGCCACCTTGGCGTTTTACCAGTGTGAGGGGGTGACTTCGGTCGCCCCCGTCTGGTTGGTCCCAGAGCCGGTCCGCAAGAGTCCTGCCCTGACGGGCGAGGCATTTTCCCCGCCTGGACTTGAAGGTGCGGATCAGGATCCCGGTGCGGGAAGCGCCCCCGAAGTGATGCCATAGGATCACTAATGTCGCAGCATCACGGGCAGAATCTCTGGCCAGTTCGTAACTGCCATGACTAAAATGCGTCATGGCACATGCGGTCCACAGAGCAGAAACTGAGGCAACGCGCCCTCGGGCGCGGGGCGCAGGATATTTGCCGCCGTCGGACATACAGGCTACCACCTTAGGTGACCTGCTGCGGCGGATCGGCCGCGCGCCTAGCGAGCCGAAGCAATTCAGCTTGCTCAAGATCGACGAGGATCGAGAGTCTGAACTTCAGGGCGTGCGGCTCTATATGGCCGGAGATGTGTCGGTTCTCGAGAGGCGAGCCATAGCCGTAATCGGCGCTCGTAACGCCTCGGCTGAGGGATGCCGCCGTGCTGCACGATTGGGCCGCGAGCTGGCGCGGCAAGGGGTAACGGTTGTAAGTGGCCTTGCTGCTGGCATCGACACATGTGCGCTGATGGGTGCGATCGAAGCCGGAGGGCAAGTAGCGGCCGTCATCGGTACGCCTTTGGAGCAGGCATACCCGGCGGCCAACAAGCGCCTTCAAGAGTCGATCTATCGCGAGCACCTCCTCGTTTCTCAGTTTGCGCCGGGGTCGCGAGTGTTCCCGGCCAACTTCCCCGCACGCAATCGCACGATGGCGGCTGTCTCGGACGCGAGCGTCATTATCGAGGCGTCGAACACTTCTGGCAGCCTGCACCAGGCGGCCGAGTGCCAGCGCTTGGGCCGATGGTTGGGGATTGCCAAGAACATGTTGGACGATCCGCAGGTCGACTGGCCGCGGAAGTTCGCCGGCCACGACCGGACCCACATTCTGGAGTCTACCGGCGGCCTGATCTCTGCGGTCTATGGCGGAGCCGTATGA